CAACTATGTCGTTTGTTGATTTAAGTTCTGCCATTTATTGTACTTTGTAAAATTCTTTTATTTCGTTCTCAACATAGTATAGAGCAGATAGCTCACCTTGCAAATATTTATAATGTTCAATATCTTTCAAACCACCAGACATTAGAGTTTCTTGTATCTGCTCTTTTCTGTTTTCTGTTATTTTTTTTAATTTATCAAAAAAATTTATTTCATCCATTATTTTTTAGATTTAGCTGGTCTTCCTCTCTTTTTAATTGTTGGTTTAGCTTTAGCTTTAACCTTAGCTTTTACTTTAGGTTTTTGTTCTACTACTACTGCTTCTTCTTCTACTGCTTTTTCTTCTACTGAACTTACTGGGTAGACATTTCTAGCCATTTTGTCAGCAATTCTTTTTTCATTAGCCACGTTTTTTGCATGCTTAGCTGCATCAGACTGAGCGTGAGCCATTGCCTCTGCCTCTCTTTCAATTTGTTTTGCTTTGCGTAACTCTTCTACTGCTTTTATTTTAAATGATGTTGCCATTTTAATTCCTCATTTTTGTTTCTAGTTCTAACATTTTAAGATCAGCGTTTTGCTTCAATCTATCTATAGCTACATCGAGTTTATCATCAGCTATACTTTTTTGCACATTAATACGCTGTTCTTGCAAATCGCTATCTACGGATTTTTCTTGTGCTCTTTGATTTTGTTTTTGCATAAACTGTTCTGAGTTAATATCCAGTTCTTTATCTTTTAAATCTAACTCAGCTTTTCTTATTTCAACTAAAGGATCATCGTCTGCTCCTTGTCCAATAGATTGCAGAAACTCAGATGTTAATTGAGCCATAATAGGTGCACTGTACTGATCTAAAGTCATTTGTATCTGTTGTTGCATTTGTTGTGCTTCTTGTGGAGACATTTGTTGCATTTGACCCTGCACTTGTTGTAATTGCATTTGCACTTCTTGTGGTATTTGTTCCACAGACATTTCAGCAGATAAAAACTGTAAGTGTTGCATGCAATGACTAATTATTATTGATTGTATTTGTGGGTTCTCTTTAACCACTTGAGTTAAAAACAAACTTTTGTGGGTTTCTAAGTGAGCCTGATGATTTTGTCCTTCAAAAGCTTGAGCTGGTTGACCAAGCATCAAACTGCTGTTTTCTAAACCAGCATCAACAGGTTTAGGTGTCATGTCTGGTGGTGGCGGTATTAGAGACTCTACATTGTCTACACCAAGAGCAGCGTACATTCTTTTGTATGCTTCGTACATGCCTTGTTGCCCATGTATTTGTGGGTTAGATTGAACCATTTGCAATAACTCTTGTGCCAAAGTTATTCTTTGGCTTTGTGAAAATATGTTGGGATCGGACACAGGTATTACATCCACTCGACCATCAAAATCTTGTTGTTTTATTTCTACCGAACCCGATCCCATTGCGAATGGGTATTGTGGTGGTAGATACTCTGAAAAAACTTTAGACAGTAATTGAAATTCTTGCTTTTGTGCGTAATGCAGTCTTTTATGTATGGCACTCATTACTTTAGTTCCACGCTCTAACAATGCAACCGTAGTGCCAACAGGCATAGCTGCGTTACTATCTCCTACATTCATGTCGGCTATAGCAGCAAATCTTTTACCAGAATCAACCAGTAAACCCAGTAATTGCATAAGTACATTACTTGGTTCTTTGATTGGCAAAGGTATAAGATTCTCTCTTAAAGAACCACCAGTGGTGTCAATGTCTCTAAATTCACCGGGTTGTAATGGTTCATCCTCATCTCGTATTCGCATACCTCTGGCTTTAAATCCAGCTGGTAAATTTGCCAGCGTTCCAGCGTCTATAAGTTGCCTTAAAATTGATGTAGATGCTTTAGATAAGCCGCCTATCATGTGAGACAGTCCTAGTCCGTAAAAACCTAATCCCGGCAAAAACTTATACTGCACAAAATAGTTGATTTTATTTTTAAGTGGATCACCTTCTATGTAGTTTCTTCTGACTGATAAAACAGCCTCAGAAGACTCATCAATAGTAATGATATAAGGAAGTTTAAGCCCTGTAGGCTCTCCGTTGGCATCTACATCTTCAAATCCTTCGATGTCTAAAACAGTGTGAATTTCATAAATAGTTCTGCTTCTGTCTTCTTTATAACTCTGTTCTATGCCTTGTATTTCATCAATTTGTGTTTTAACGTCAGAATCATCTTCACTATAATCTTCGTCATTTATTTCTACATCTGCATAAAAACCTGTAACTTGTTGTTTTTTTATTTCATTAAGAGACATACTTATAGCATGAGTTATTCTTTCTGCTGAAGACATATCAGAAGCTTCGTAAGGCACAATTAAATCTTCAGGTGCTATAAATTTAGATATTGCTTTGTTTGTTACTAAATCAAAATAAACTTTTTTAAAGGCAGAACCAGCCAATGGTAAATAAAACAACAACATGTCTAGTTCGGGATCGTATTCTTGCATTACGTTCATAATGTAATAATTCATGAACTCTTGTACTCTTTCGGCTTGGCTTTCGGTTTCTATTGTTCTCGCACCAACTATTTCTGTTTTAACAGGACCTTTGGCTGGTAACATTTCCTTATAAGCTTGAGCTTGGAATTGGGTAACAGCTTCTGCCAAAATTGGGTGAATAACTCCGCTAGAGCCTTCAAATGGTTGTGATCTGGCTTCATCAAATTTCATTCCTAAGTATTGCAAGCCTTCTGTGTAAGTTTTTTCCCATTCACTTCTTGATTGTTTGTCACTGTACACTGAGCTTATTAAATCTGAAGAAAGTTTGTTTAAAACGCTTTCGTCTATGAAATCAACCAAATTAGAATCAAACTCTATGGGTGGCATTGGTTCTTGTTCCAGATCGTCTGTTATTAACACCTCTTCTTCGTTAACTAAAATTTGAGCAGCATCGCTAATTTGTTCTTGACGAGATTGTTCTGGTATTACTTCTATTGCCCTGTTTTGATCAATAATGTCAGGGTTGTTTTCTGTTCCTAATGCTTTGTCTATTGCCATAATTTTTTAGTGTAGCACTCTAGGTCGCATTTCGTCACCCAAAGAAAATAAATCTGTAAGCTCGCCTTCTAAAATTAAACCTTGCGATTCTGCTATTAATTCAGCTTGTTCTATATTTTCTGCGTGTATGTCAGGACCTTCGTACTCTTTTGTGTCGTGTATAAATCTAGTTATAAATATTTTCATTAATAATACACCGTTCTGTTCTTAGATAAAAACTTTACTTCGTCTTGATAATCTTCTTTTAAAGATAAAAAACCACCTTGCCTAAATCGCATTAGAGCCATAGTGGCACTATCGCAAAAGTCATCGTGATCTCCAAACGGAAAAGATGCCATTTCTTCTCTAACTTCATCAGCGTAATCTTCTTCTGGAGCCCAAACCATACCAGATTCAAAAATAGGAGCCACGCTGTTCATTCTGGCAATTTTATCTTGTCCTCTGCTTGGTGCATAAGCCGTAACTGGTATTCCCATACGCCTTAATTCTTGTGTTAATGGCGTTCCAGATGCTTTTGCTTCAATTAAAACACAATCTGGTTCCCAATATTTATATTCTTCAAAAGCAATCTTTTTTAATTCAGGAAAATCCACCCTGAATCTTTTTGCGTCTAATAGTATTATTTGTTCAATTTCATCACGATCTTTAAATATAGCCCAAGTAGTTATAGCCGAATAGTCAGCCGTTTCTTTTTTTGAAAAAGCTGTGTCGTAACTTTGTATAACGTAACTGTAGTCTGGTATGTCCTCGCCTTCCCATTTTTGCCACCATTCACGCTTAACAATGGAACCTTCTTCAGAGGTAGGGTTTTGCATCCACTGTGCGTTCCATTTAGAAACTGGTAGTGATGCTTTTACCGACAACAACTCTTCTTTTTTCCAAAACTCGCCCCATAACGGTTTTTGTGAATCTGGCATAATGGCTGGAAACTCTATCACTTCCCATTGATCTGCGTTGTCGTCACCTTGTTTTTTTATCACCTTACCAACCAAGTCTTTAGTGCTCCAGCGTGTCATTACTATAACTATTGTGCCTCCCGGCTGTAATCTTTGTCTGGGTCCTGATGTGTACCACTCATAAGCTGATTCTAATGATTTGGGTGATAAAGCGTCTTGCTCTGAATGTGGATCATCAATTATAAGTAAATCTGCACCACGACCTGTGATTGCACCACCAACACCAGCGGCAAAGAATTCACCTTCCATGTTGCTAGTCCACCGACCAGCTGATTTGTTGTCTGCTTGTAATTTTATTTCTGGAAAAATAAGTCTGAAATCTTCACTGTCTATCAAGTTTCTTACTTTACGACCAAATCGAACTGCTAATTCAGCGGTGTGAGTACACTGTATAATTTTTAAAGCACCGTTTAAACCCATCATCCAAGCTGGAAAAAAAGTTGATGCAAACTCTGACTTTGAATGTCTGGGTGGCAAACAAACTATTAAGCGTTTAAGCTTGCCTTCAGCTATTCTATTAAATTTATCTGCAATTAATCTGTGATGTCGTCCTTCAATAAAAGTATCGCCCCACATGTGTTTGACAAAGCCCATGAAGTCTTTTTGACAAACATCTTGTTTATCAAGCTGGTCATAACGACTTAATAAGGCTACAGCCTCTGCTTTGTCTTGTTCAGAAAGAATATCAAAATCTTTGAGAGAAATATCACCCATAAATCAATCGGGTTAAGTAACTAGGTAGTGACATAGTAGCGACCCAACCCTAAACACATAAGTGTCTGAGGCAAGTATAGTGTATTTGTCTGACATGCTAAACCTTGTGCCACTCTTTTCCTTCAAATAATAAAGCTTCTGCCTCTCTTCTGCGTATTAAACCGTCTAATACTTCACCACCAGCTTTGTTCCATCTTTTAATTTGTTGTGGAATTTCGTTATATTTTTCTTCATTTAAAACCTTCAATAACGTAGAGCTTTGAAAGTTGTTAGGTCCTAAATTGTAAACCCAAGCACACAAAGAGTCGTATTGGCTTTGATTCAATTCCACATCTACCATGTCGTTAACATAACCTTCGTATTCAATCATTTCTTCTTGAAGCATATACTCAGCTTCATCTTTGGTTATTGTGTCGCCTTCTTTGACACCTTTTGTGTGTCCATAGCCTATAGTTAAAACATTTGCAGAGCAACGATACGCCTCTAGCTCACAGCCTTCAAACTTCTTAATTAACGCCAGTCCTTCTTGCGATATTTGCATTTTATTCGCCCCATGTTCCGTCTTTTCTAACTTTAGCTTTTTTTGTACCGCCCCAATAAGGAGAAGCCAAACCTTCTTCAATAAGTTTTGCACAAATATCATTGCCTTCACTGTCGTATGGTATAGCAAGCAATCTTCCATACTTGCCACGTCCTAACGATTTAATTTTTATATCACCTGTTAACAACTCCTTTAATCGTGCCTTTGCTTGCAACCCCAGTTCTTTTTCTTTGATTCGTTCAGGTTGTCTTTTTGTATTGACGCGGCTTTCTGGTGTGTCAATTCCAGCCATTCTAACCGATTGATTGGCTAATTTTACTTTAAAACCTAAATCTATTTCACTTAGTACAAATCCATCACCGTCTATAACTCTTTTTAATGTTGCGTTATAAACGAAAGCGTCTGGTGCATCACTCATCTTTTTTCTCCTGTGGTTTATCCAATTCTCTATAGTATTTTATTATTGAAAGTATGTCTTTGGTATATCTAGTGATCTCAGCCATGTCCATAGACAAGTTTTCGTATTCTTTACTGGAGAGTGCGTAGTATGCTTTTCTTGGAGCGTCACCTTTTTCCACTAGGTCTAAATATTCTTGCATCAATTCTGGTGTGATTATTTCCCAATCAACCTTAGACAAACTCATTGGATAGGGTAAAGGTGGGTGGTAAAGTGGTGCTCGTTCAGCAATGCTTCTAACCTCTACAGGCTTAACAGAATCCATCAAGCTACAGCTTGCCATAAATATGCTTATACTAATTACTGCTAGGTGTTTCATCAAATTGATTGGGGTTGCTTAAATTTTCTAAAGTTGTCATGACTCTATTGGATGCTTTATTGACTTTGCTTTGTAAAAGAGCTGGTTTGGCTAAAGCCAACTGGTCAAGATCGTGATTAGCAAATGTTTTGCGTAATCTATTAACGTCTTTCATCGCTTCTTGTTTATCGGCTTCCAGTTTATTTAATTGAGCTTGTTGATTTTTTTGTTGTTCTAAATAATTTTTGATGGATTCATTTTGTCTTTCTATCTCTGTTTCTAAAACAATTTGATTGCCTTTTAGTATGGCTATTTGATCATTAAGATAATCTATGTAGTAAAAAGAACCACCAAGACTAGCTATGAGCAACACTCCCAATATTAAACTTAACTTCATGCCCATGTGTATATTTTTAATGCCTCCGCCTTGCCTTTTACTTTAAGTGGTTTTAGTGACTTTAACATATATTTACAATTTCGTGCAGTTTCATGCCCTATTAAAGTACCAACTCCAGCTTCCTTAGTTCCAGACTCTAAACGAGCTGCTACGTTGCATGGATCACCAATAAGTGAAAATGCAAATCTGTCAGTAGCACCAAAATTTCCAGCAATACACACGCCGCTGTTTACTCCAATACCAATCGCTATTTCTGGTATGCCTTCTTCTACAAAGCGCAAATTAAGTTCAATAATGTTTTTTTCTATCTGTTTAGCTGCGTCACAGGCTAGATTGTGATGATCTGGTTGTGGAATAATTGTGTTAAAGTGGAACATCCCAGCATCTCCGATAAATTTGTCCGTAACGCCCGAAAATTGATTCACAGCCTGTACCTGTACGTCTAAAACAGAGTTCATGATATAAGTGACCATTTCTGGCTCTACAGACTCAGAAAGGCTCGTAAAACCTCTTAAATCTGTAAAAATTATCGAACAATCT